AATTTGAAATGCAATCAAATATTCCAATGTCCATTTCTATTATTCTTGTAAAACCTGCAAAAAATCCATCTGCAATTTCAACTGTATATTTAACAATTCTGACTTGTTTTTTTTTATTACGCAAATACTCGTTGTCATAATTCATATAATCATCGGAAATACTACCATTGTGCTTATTCATTGTGATTGGGAGGTTGATGGTTATAATATTTTTGCCTTTATATTTGTTTATTTAATTCATAAATAAACAAAAATCATAAGTTTTATTTTATTATTGTAAAATTATTTATTTACCTGGGGAATCCAACAAGGTTGGCGCCGATTCCGAAACCGGCACCAGACCTAGCAGAAACAGCAAGGCTCGGAACATACACGTCCAAAATTGCAAACGTTGCTGCAGCAGACAGTGCAATCAAGCCAACTTCTTCCAACTTCAGACGTTGTTTGGGAATGGAGTAGGCAACAATAGCGACCATTATACCTTCAACCAAATATTTGATTGCGCGTTTTATAAGCTCGCCTAAATCAAGAACGTTGTTATACATTTTATATTATATTAAATGAACAGAAAAAAAAATAAAAATATTTAAAAATTATAAATATAATATAAATATATTACTATTTAAAATACTTAAAAATGAATTATAATATAATGTATAATATTAATTATTAATTAATAGATATGCCTAAAATAAATAAACCGCGCGGTGTTGAATTAAAACAAAATGAAGATGGAACAAACAATATGAATTATGTAGATTTATTGGAAGAGGATAAACCCATCTCTGGTCAAAAGTTTGCCTGCTTGTCATTTGTAAGTCCAGAAGAAATTATAAAACAGAGAGAACATTTTTTCTTTGAAGAGTTTCTAAAGCAGTGGAATTATAAAAAGTCGGTTGATGTAATGCTTCATTTTATTAGTTTCATTTCTTACAAGTATAATTTGACATTTGAAAAAGTAAATGAAGACTTCCAGGATTTTCTAAAGACTGAGCATGAATCCATCATGAAATATAACGTAAATGACGATTTCAAAACATTTATTGATAACAACGAAGAGAGATTAGATGTTGAATTCAGCGAACAACACGAGTTTCAGACATCTGTTCGAGGAATTAAAGTTCGTGGTGTTTTTGCTTCACAAAAGGAAGCCGAAATGCGATGCAAGCTACTTCGTGAAGTTGACCCTAATCATGATGTGTATGTGGGTCCAGTGGGAATGTGGGTTCCGTTTCATCCGGATGCGTATAAGACAGGGCGCGTTGAGTACATGGAAGACACGCTCAATCAGCTCATGTCGGAAAAGAAAAAGAATGAAGATAATGCCAAAAAGGAATTTGATAAGCGCGTAAAAGAGGCTAAAGAAAAGGCAATCGAGGAAAATAAAAAAAATGCGGAAAAATCTGGAAATAAACTTACTCAGACCCTCAATTCCAAGGGTGAACTCGTAAGCGTGAAAAATATGTCGGCTGAAGATGACGACGCAAATGCAGCCGAAGATGAAGAAGAGTCAGAAAATGTAACACTTGATGACATTCGGAAACAAATGTTTGATACAGAAAATGTGGTAATTGACAAGAATACTGACCACGGATTATCGCGTCTTACTGAAAATAAGGCTCTAAATCTTGACAACGAAGATGACATTGGTCTTGATGATGAGTGAATTGAGTGAATGAATGAAATAATAAATAATTAAATTATGTATATTATCATAATTTAATTAAAGTAAAGAATATAAAGCCAACTGAATATATACATTCATCTACTCACAAGAATAAAAGAGCATTAGGCAGTACTAGACAACAACAAAATACAAAATGACAAAAGCAATCGGAATTGATTTGGGAACAACATATTCGTGCGTGGGCGTTTGGCAGAATGAGCGCGTTGAGATTATTGCAAATGACCAGGGAAATAGGACAACGCCGTCATACGTTGCATTCACGGATAGCGAGCGTCTTATTGGAGATGCTGCGAAAAATCAGGTATCAATGAATCCAGAAAATACTATTTTTGATGCGAAGCGTCTCATCGGTAGAAAAATCGACGATGCCAGCATTCAGAGTGATATGAAGCATTGGTCGTTCAAGGTGGTTGCAAAGGATGGAGGTAAGCCGCACATTCAGGTGGACTTTAAGGGAGAACAAAAGACATTTTCTCCAGAGGAAATCTCCGCAATGGTTTTAATAAAGATGAAGGAAATTGCGGAGAGCTATTTGGGCTCTGCTGTTACGGAAGCTGTGATTACGGTTCCGGCTTATTTCAATGATGGACAGCGCCAAGCTACCAAGGATGCGGGTGCAATTGCAGGGCTAAATGTGTTGCGCATTATCAACGAGCCAACTGCTGCAGCAATTGCGTACGGGCTTGATAAAAAGGGAAAGGGTGAGAGCAATATTTTAATTTTTGATTTGGGCGGAGGTACTTTTGACGTGTCGCTTTTAACAATTGACGACGGAATTTTTGAGGTAAAAGCGACGGCAGGAGACACACATTTGGGTGGCGAGGATTTCGATAACCGGCTCGTAAACTGGTGTGTTCAGGAATTTAAGCGCAAGACCAAAAAGGACCCGACTGGTAATAACCGGGCTTTGCGTAGGTTGCGCACTGCGTGCGAGCGTGCCAAGCGAACCCTTTCAGCGTCTGCAGAAACCACAATTGAGGTGGATTCACTTTTTGAGGGGACTGATTTTGTGACCAAGATTACGCGAGCAAAATTTGAAGAGCTGTGCATGGATTTGTTTCGTTCGACCATTGACCCGGTTGACCGCGTTCTCAGAGATTCAAAAATGTCCAAAAGCAACGTTGACGAAATTGTGCTGGTTGGCGGCTCAACGCGCATTCCGAAAGTGTGCAGTTTGCTAACCGAATATTTTAATGGAAAAGAGCTAAATCGTTCCATAAATCCCGACGAGGCGGTGGCGTATGGCGCGGCAGTTCAGGCGGCTATTTTGACGGGAGACCAGTCGAAGATTACGCAGGATATTTTGTTGCTGGATGTTGCACCGTTGTCTTTAGGAATTGAGACTGCCGGTGGTGTGATGACAAAACTAATTGAGCGAAATTCCACGATTCCGTGCAAAAAGGGACAAACATTCTCAACCTATGCGGACAATCAGCCCGGCGTCTTGATTCAAGTGTTTGAGGGTGAGCGCCAGCTTACCAAAGACAATAACATTCTTGGCAAATTTCAACTGGACGGCATTCCTCCGGCGCCGCGCGGAACTCCTCAAATTGAAGTAACGTTTGATTTGGATGCGAATGGCGTACTCAATGTGAATGCAGTCGATAAATCCTGCGGAAAATCAAATAAAATCACCATTACGAATGATAAAGGACGGTTGTCAAAGGATGATATTGAGCGCATGGTTTCTGAAGCGGAAAAATACAAGGAAGAAGATTCAAAGCACAAACAAAAAATTGATGCGCGAAACGGGTTTGAGAATTACGTTTATTCAGTAAAGAGTTCCACTTCTGAACCGGGTATGCAGGAGAAATTATCCGAGTCGGACCGCAGCGCAATTGAGGACGCTTGCAAGGCATCGCTTGAGTGGCTGGAATCTGTGGGTCACCACGATATTGATGCAAGCGAGTATGAAGCTCAACAAAAAAAACTGGAGGGAATTGTTAGTTCCATTATTTCAAAACTGTATGCTTCTTCTAATGGAATGCCACAACCACAACCGTCGTCCTCTTCCTCCTCTGAACCAAATATTGACGAACTGGACTAACAACAACTACAACATGCTCGTTTGAAATTGTAATAATTTGATAATAAATTATAAATAAATTATAATTTATTTGTTATAATTATATATATATATATATATAGGAACAGGAACAAAGAAAATGTCTTCTCACAACATTTCGAGCGAAGAAAAATATATGGAAGAAGGGGCTTCTTCTCTATCCCCGTCTAAAAAGACACGCACACCCACTTCAAAACACAGAACACCGTCTAAAAAGACACGCACACCCACTTCAAAACACAGAACACCGTCTAAAAAGACGCGGAGACCCACCAGGACAAACGTTGAAAAGGATTATTATAATCGAAATATTAGAAGCGCAAGAGCAAATAATGTTGCCGAGTTTGTTGAGTTTTTTAAAGAAAATTTTGGAGAGGAATCTTTTACAAGATTCATATGGCTATTATCTACTCCCGTAGCTTCGACGCGAGGATATAATTTTAGTGATTCTCCTTCATTTTTGATTGATATTATGAAAGAGTTTTTTGATTTACTAAAAAATATGCCAGATTTACCTCGAATTGTAGTTCCTTTAAGAGAAATCATAGAAAAATATGGTCCAAAAACGTTATATGGACCCCCCCTAAGTCCTGACAAATATATGAAAGAATGTGATGAAATTGTTGATAAATTTATATCTGATAATAAATTGGATGCTAATAGTGAACTTGCTACAAGTATAAAATTATTTTTCACTCGTGTGGTTTCTATATTACTTGATTTTATCGATAAAAATTCATTGAAAAATACTCCAGAAGCACGCATAGCTGTCCAACAAATAATGAAGGGTATTTTTTCAGTATTTGAAAAATTGATTCGACTTCTCAATGAAAATAAAAAATATTATAAAATGATTCAAGGTTTTACTGTAGAAGATTTGATAAAATATGGTAAAGCTGAACGAGAATCTGATATAAAAAAATTAAAAGAAGAAGATGCAGCATATTATAGGGGCGAGTATCAAATTTCACAAGGGTTGTTCGAGCTTGCTGAAAAACGTCAGGAAGAACGCGACGACCGTAGACAACAACGAGTACATGCAGGGCTAGAAGGAGGAAGAAGAAAAAATATGCATTCGCGCAATTATTATAAAAAACGCACTCATAAAATGCGCGCTTAAAGGAACTTGAGTTGGCGGTGAAATGCCTTCACTAGATTAACAACAGCTGCAAAATGCTGCTTTAAAATCGCAAGGTGCCGACCCTTTCATATGGTATATACACGTTAAAAATGTCAAGATTGGAATGCCAAACATTAGCGATATTATTGAATAAGTTATAATCGTGACGGTTCTTTCATCGAACAGGGAAGGCGAAGGCGATGCTGATGATTTGTCATCGGTCGAATTGGTTGTGATGGTAACATTCGCAGTAACATTGACACTACTTTCAACGCATAAAATAAATGTAAACAATATTGACAATGATAAATATAATGTCAATATTGTTTTTCTTGATACATTATCATGATGTTTCATTGTCTGGTGATTGTCTGAGTTGAATATATTAAAATGAAACATTTATTTTCAATTTTTATTTATTACAAAAATATAAATTGAAAACTTTTCGATTACTTTTAAAATGTTCAGTGTTCGAACTGGCAACAAGTCAACTCAATTATATCATGCAAACTGCAGCCACAGCCACAGCCACAGGAAAATCCAAATCAGGAGTAGGCAAGTCATCAGGAATAAAGAGAAGGAATAAGAAGGAGGCATCCGAGTGGTTTCAGAGTCTATCAGACATCGAGCAATTATTAGTGAAACAAGAAGCAAACCCATCATCCTCATCCGAAGAGAGAAAAACAAAAATAAAAACAGAAATGCACGAGCGAGAGCGTGAACTGATACTCAAACGACAATCCGAACATGAAGCCCGCATGAAAGCCCAGCTGAAATCCAAGGCGGAAATCACACAGCAGATGCAAAAGTGTCGAGAATTGCGCAGCCGACTGATTCCGTTACAGATGAGGCTGAATCAGATGAAGTTGCATGAATCCCACAACACTTATCACCGGTACACACAATCTTCCCATTTCTATTTCAAACTTGGCAACTTGGAAGCCAAGGTTTCAAACGAATTGCGGTTGATACAAAATGAAGAAAAGGTCCTTTTCGACATGCACCACAAACACCACTGCATCAAAAATTCAATCAAAGACATTATCGCAAAAGTAACCGCGCGTTCAAAAACTGACCCCTACGCAAGATTTAAGGGAAAAAAATGTGTGGATAGCATCTACAATTTGGTTACAGTGTAAATTCTAATTTGCACTTGTAACATTGTTGGCGGCGTGTGTGTAGTACACTACCATTTATTTTTTTTCACACTGATTTTGGGTCCCGCTCCTTTTTTGTTAATGTTCTTCGGGTCATATGACTCCTCTTCGTCATCAGAATTTAAATCCTTGCTCATCTCCCAGAATTCTTTACTACCGAGTTTAAATGGACCGTGCTGCTGCGCCTTGTACCAGAAAATTTGGTCCTGTAGCTTATTCGATTTGGCATTGTTATTTATGACCAAACACTCGAAATTTTCAGTGCACTGGTCCATCACCTGACAGAACGACTCAAATGTCGGAAACATGCCCGCATAATTTTCATAGATTCGTTTTCGGTTACCTATGTACGGCTCTCGCAGGATAAACACGTAGTCAATGTTGGTTCTCAAATTGGGCGGAATGCCTAAAGGATATTGCATTGTGATGACCAGCATAATCTTCCAGTGTCTCCCATTCATGAAGAGGAGACGCATCATAGTGTCGCGGGTCCATTTATTATCAAACAAGCAATCATCGAGGACGACGAATGTTCGGGGGTCTATGGTACTTCTTTTATAAGATTCCATTTCTTTTTTTACTTGTTTCAGTACTGCTTTTTGTCGTTTCAAAATATTTTCTATGATGGCGGTGTTGTATGCATCATGGATGAAGAGTTTCGGCACGTGTTCTCCGAAAAATCCATTGCCTGCTTCTGTTCCTGAAATAACAGTTCCGATGGGGATGTCCTGGTGGTAATACATGAGGTCTTTCACGAGGAAACTTTTACCGGTATCACGACGACCGATGAGGACGATAACTGGACCTTTATTTTCATCCGGTCTAAAACTAATTGAGCGCATATCAAATTTCCCTAGTTCTAAATTCATATTTTAATATGCTTGTTTAAAATTGAATGAATGTGCTATATATCCTGTAATAATAAAAAAAATGCATGTGTTGAACTAATTTGAATTTAGTATAATAATAAATGTAATAAAAGTATAAGTATAAGTTTAAATAGTTGTATTTTTCTATTTATAGAAAGTAATATTTCATTTATTCAATTATTTACCAATGTCTGTTCCTGTTATTTCTGCTATTATTCCTCCTGTTATTCCTGTTCTTGATGCCGATGCAAATACTAATGTTTCGGAAGATGATGAATTAAAATTTAAATTGTTTTACCAAAAACCAAAAAATGATAATGTTCTTAAAGATTTAGAAGTGTCATTAATGGGATTAAAAAAATGTCAAAACTATATTCCAATTTATTCGAAATTTTTCTCTTTTAATGATACAAACTATAATTCAATCAACTTGAATCAAAAACACAGCGCCAAGTCAATATTGGCTAATGCTGTATCACCAGATGATGATTGTATATCAAAGAACTGTGGAAATGCAATTATTTTTCCGAATCCTAATTCAAATTCAAATCAATGTAAAAAGGATGGCGACACTGCGACTACTCCTGTGTTTTTCAAATTCTCTCCATTGCTTGACCCGATTAAATATTTAGCCGGAAGTTATAATTTTAAGGGAACTGCTAATGTGGATGGAGGAGTAGACGGAGTCCGCTCGTCGTGTTTTCTAGATTCCTTATTAAGCTTGCCATCCATTCATTCAACTCCATTTTCTTTTGATTCAGCCACAACCACAACCACAACAAATTCTGTAAATGTTGAAGAAGGAAAAAAGTATAACCATTATAAAATATTAGACACCAATAATTCGGCATATGTCGACGGATTCTTTTCTTATTTATCGAGTCAGTTATTAAACACGCATGGATTTATTCATGGTATTGACTTTTACGGCGCATATTTGGCAATTCAAGACGAATTTACAATTAATATTATTGATGACTATGATTACCTAATGAAGAATGATTTTTTTAAAGAAAAAAATGGGACTCTTTTTAAATTTGATGAAACAGTATTTGAAGATTATAGTGACGATGATGACGATGATGACAAAAATGGTCAATGTAACAAAAAGAAAAAACAAACTAAAAATCGTAATCGTAATCCTAAATTGAACATCAATGAAGATAAAAACATAGATATTCAAGTTGACATTGATGTTGATACTCTTTTTAATGATAGTGTTGACATAGGTGTTCTAACCGAGCTAACTGAGCTGACCGATTCACATATTTTCAACCCTGAAAGCAGCGAAGAATATAATATTAATAACATGTCATGTGATTCCTCGTCATCTTCAGTTTCATGTTCTTCAAGGTCGTCGCACACAACAACTCAAACAAATGAGACAGACAACGATAACATTGATGATGCGCGTTTAAGCGATGATGACAGCGACCGAAACTGTAAAAGCGAGAGTGAGAGCGAGAGTGGCGAGAGTGAGAGCAATAGCGATGAAAGTAATAGCAGAGGAGACACAGAATCGACATTTGAAACAGTTGACGATGGCGACGACTATGAAGAAGAAGAAGTATTGAATGCAGTTATTTATAAATTTCCCGTTGAAGTCATTATGCTTGAGCGTTGCACAAAAACGCTCGATTGGTTAATGGTAAATGACATTCTCTCGGATGGAGAATGGGAAGCCGCATTAATGCAAATCGTCATGACACTGGCAACATATCAAAAAATATTTTCATTTACGCACAACGACTTGCACACAAATAATGTCATGTTTATTGACACAGATAAAGAATACATTTATTATTTTTTTAACAAGAAATATTACAAGGTTCCGACGTTTGGTAGAATTTTTAAAATCATTGATTTTGGTCGGTCAATTTACAAATTTAATTCCACTCTGGTTTGTAGCGACAGTTTTCACAAAAGTGGAGATGCTGCCACGCAATATAACTGCGAACCATACTTTAATGACAAAAAACCGTGTATTCAGCCAAATTTCAGTTTCGATTTATGCAGACTGGGTTGCTCACTCTTTGATTTTTTTATTGAAAATATGGAAGATGTTGCGCGCGAGTGTAAAAAAAATCGATTGGTATCCCTTATTGTCGATTGGGTAACCGATGATGACGGACGCAATATTTTGTACAAGAAGGACGGAGTTGACAGATACCCAGATTTTAAATTGTATAAAATGATTGCGCGAACGGTTCATAATAAAGTACCATCACAGCAACTCAAACATCGCATATTCACTCAATACGAAGTTACACAAAAAAGTATTAAAAATGTATCAAAAACTGAAATTATAAATATTGATA